TATGTTGAAAATGAAAATCATAATTTTTACGCCAATGGTGTTGTGGTGCATAATTCAATGTTGGAAAAAGCTAGGCGTATTTGGAAACAACTTTTATTAGCAGAAGATGCAATGTTGATTTATAGAACATCAAGGGCGCCTGAAAGAAGAGTGTTTAAAGTCTTTGTCGGAAACATGGATGATAACGATGTTGAAGCATATGTTAATCGTGTAGCCAACAAATTTAAAAGAGAACAAGTTGTTGATAGTAAAACAGGTAATGTTGATATGCGTTATAATCAAATGGCTGTGGATCAAGATTACTTTGTTCCAGTAAGAGACCCAAACGCCCCTAACCCAATTGAAACTCTGCCAGGTGCGCAAAATTTAGGAGACATAGCAGATATAGAATACATTCAAAAGAAATTAGTAACAGCTTTAAGAATACCTAAATCATTTTTAGGGTTTGAGGAGGTTGTTGGTGATGGTAAAACCTTATCAATACAAGACATTAGATTTGCAAGAACAATTAATAGAATACAAAAATGTATGCTAGCTGAATTAAATAAAATAGCCATAGTTCATTTATTCTTGCTTGGGTTTGAAGATGAGATTTCTAATTTCACACTAGGATTAACCAACCCCTCGGTTCAGTCTGATTTATTAAAGATTGATGTATGGAAAGAAAAAATTATGCTATATAGAGATGCGGTTTCTGATCCTGGTTCTGGTGTTGCAGCAGTTTCGGCAACATGGGCAAAGAAGCATATTTTTGGGTTTTCTGATGAGGAAATTAGATTAGATTTGCAACAACAAAGAATTGAAAGAGCTGTTGGTCAAGAATTATTAAATACTGCCCTTGTGATTAAGAAAACTGGATTGTTTGATAATATAGATAAGTTATATGGCAAGGTAAGTGGTGCACCAACCGGACAAAATGCTGCTGCAACGCCTGGTGATATGGGGTCAGGTAGTATGAGTTCAGGAGGTTTAGATATGGGTGGATTGGATATGGGAGGTTTAGATATGGGTGGTGAAGCTAGTGCAGAGGGTGTGCCCCCACCACCGCCACCGTTACCTAATGAAAGCCCTGCTAAACCAGGTTTGGCGGCAGAATCTAAATTAACTAATTTAAATATTCTTGTTGAAAGCAATATGATAGATGGTGCATCATACCTTCCCTTAACTAAGGGTCAAAATTCCTTGGGGGCAATTAATGATGAATTAAAAAAGTTATTAAATTTATAATATTTATATAAAAACACACATTATGAAATTTGGTCAAATTAAAACAATTGTTGAAAACAACCTATCTGGTTCAATTAAAGATAAGAAAATCTTTAAAGAAAATATAAAAAACTTTAAGAAGCATTTTTTATCTGATAAAAACTTATCTAAGTTATATGTTTTGTATGGTGATTTATCCAAGCCAAAATCTTTAACGGAAGAGAATGCTAATATTTTTTTAAACGAGGGGATTAGCTGGGCAAAATCTTTATTAAAGAAAAGTAAAATACCTACAATAAAAAACACAATTAATTATAATGATTATGAGTTAATTGATAAGTTGGTATATGACACAACTAATTCTTTGGAGGAAAAAATCACTATAAAGAAAGCGTTAATAGATAAATTGGTTCAACCGATACCCATTAATGAATCGAGCATAAATATCCCATTAAGTGCTATGGTAAAAGTTGTTAACGGAAAGATTAATGAGTATTTAAATAATTTAGATGAGGGCAGCAAGCAAGAAATTACATTACTTTTAAAAGAGGATAGAAAAAAATTAGAAGAAGAATTCAAGCAATTAAAAAATGATACTGAAACCAAATTAAAACAATTAAAAGAGAGTGAGAATAATAAAGAAATGTTAAATAAGATAGATAAAACTATAAATAAAGTTAATAAAAACGATTTCACTTTATTAAATTATTATGACATTAAAAAATTAAACAGTTCGCTTACAATTTGAAATTGTGGATTTAATTTGTTATAATTATGTAAACAATAACAAATTAATGAAAAATGGAAAAAAAATTAGGTTAAGATTATTTAACAATGTTAAGATTTATTATGGGACAATAGATTATATTGATTTAAAATCTATTTACATAACTATCCAGGCTTGGGTTACACCAAAAAACCCAAACGATAACTGGAAGAAAGTTGTATGCACACAATCTAGGGAGATAAAGCACACAATTTTCAATATTAATAATTTGGAATTATTTGATAAAAACTCTATTGTTGATTTTGATATTAGGCATAGCGGTGTTGAGGTTGGGAAAAAGTCGTTTATGAATCTTGAAATAACTTTATTAACCAAACCCAACACCTGCTTTAAATCCCAAGAAACAAAAGATAGTATAAGGAAAATAATAAAACAAATTTACCAGACAAACATAAGTAAGAACAAATATTTTGATTTTTTTCTAACAAAAAAAGATTTTTCAATATAAATTAACTTTTTTCAGTATTTATTATTTAAAGATAGTAAATATGAAAGAGCTAAAAATACTTGAAAGCAATGAAATAGGGCATGGATTATTAATTGAAATGGATGCTGGATGGGTTAATCCAAAGGATAAATTAAATCTTGATTTAATAAAAGAAAACAAACAGTTAGATTATAAAAATCCTTTTGAATTTTTTGCTGTATTACAAAAATATGATGTCCCCAACAGAAATGGTAGAACATATCCTGAAAAGATATTAAAAAGAGAGGCTGAAAGATATAAGAAAATTATTGAAAAAGGTTTATCAACATCAGAATTAAACCACCCAGAATCGTCCCTGATTGATTTAGATAGAGTTTCACATATAATTACAGAGGTCTGGTGGGACAATAATATATTGATGGGGAAACTATTATTATTAACCTCTCCTGCATTCCATCAGAGGGGTATAGTTTCAACCAAAGGAGATATTGCAGCAAACCTAATGAGGCAAGGAGTAAGCCTTGGAATTAGTTCTAGGGGGGTTGGATCCTTAAAGAAAGTTGGTGAGAAAAATGAAGTTCAGGATGATTTTGAATTAATCTGTTTTGATTTGGTTTCTTCACCATCAACACCAGGGGCTTATCTATTTTCAAATAAGGAAGATAGGCACAAATATGACGAAAAACTAGAAGAAGAAAAGAAAATTGAACCATTTAATAATGTATTGAAATTAATGTCAAAACTTGATGATTATCTAAAATAAAATTGTAATGGAGAAACAAACATTGAATAAAATATTTAAATTAATTCATACTAATGAGGGGAAGGCACCGCTAAAATGGTTAATTATAAATAATATACCAATAAATGACGAATATTTACGTTACAATGGTAGTCTTGACCTTTCTAACACCAAAATAAGTTTTTTACCAGATGACTTTGAAGTTCTTCAAGACTTGGATTTAAGGGATTGTAAAGATTTAATCGCACTACCTGAAGGATTAAAAGTTGGTCGTGACTTAAACCTAAGAAGATGTACTAATTTGAAAACACTACCAAAAGGGCTAGAAGTCAAAGGTGATTTATATATTAGTAAATCGGGAGTAGGCAATTTTACTGACAGTGAAATACTAAAGATGATTGAACCTGGTTTTATAAAAGGTGACATATTTTAATTCCAAAAGTTTTTTTTTATAAAAAAAACAACTATTATTATTTAAACAAAAAAAAAGTATTATGGATGAGAAATTTTTCGTTACAAAATTAACTTTTATTTTACCTGACGAGAATACAGGTAAATTGAAAAGAATGAGAGAAGAAAAATTAGTAAAAGGCTATTCTGTAACAGATGTTGAAGCAAAAGTAACTGAAAAGTACAAAAATTTTAGCCAGGAATGGCGGATAACCTCTGTATCTGAATCGAAAATTGATGAGGTTTTTCAATAAAAACTAATTAGTTTTCTTTCAAACCCCAATCTTTAATTAGGTTGGGGTTTTTTTATTTAACAAAATAAATGGAATTTAATAATTTTTTTACTTTTCTGTATATTTATTTAATAAATAAATTAAAAAAATGCAAACTGAAAAAAATTTAGTAGAAGAAGCACTAATTCAAATGAAACAAATTGAAGATGTACTTACAGAAAACGCAAAAGGAATACTTTCTTCAACTATGAAGCAAGAAATCGAAGAGTTAGTTAAAGAGTCATTAAATGAGCAAGAAAATGATTTTGAAACTGATGAGTTTGATGATGAAGATAATGAAGAATATGTAAATATTAATTCTGGAATGGATTCTGATACGGAGTTTGACGATGAATCTGATACGGAGTTTGACGATGAATCTGATGAGGATTATGATGTAGATTCTGAAATGAATCCTATGATAGATGACAATATGGACGATGATATGGGTTCTATGATGGACGATGATATGGGTTCTATG